GAGAATAGATCTAAGGATGGCTCTGATTTAGCAATCGTAGATATGCTTAATGAAGCCAAGATGCGTAATGAATCTATTAAGCATTCCCTTAAGTCTCATATAGAGACCACCTGATCGTAAAATATAAAAAAATATTTTTTTTTCGCTACTGTAAATAAATTTCTATAGTAAAAATTATATAAAGGGAAAAAGGAGAATATGACAACAATTGCAGAGTATTTAGGAGACATAGATCCTATGCTGCTATCTATTTCTGAGGGGCGTAGAGAACTTACTAAATATGATCCTATGCTCTTTGCTTTGACATATTTGCCACATCATTTACGAAATAGCGAAGATGTTCTGACACTTTCTGAATTTCACTGGGCACTTGCTGAATATGGAAAGACTTGGATCAATAAGCCAACTACTCCCAAAGAAAATAGAGATGCATTTATTGCACCTAGAGAATGTGGCAAGTCCACATGGATCTTTTTGATTCTACCTCTGTGGGCCGCCGCCCATGGTCATATTAAATTCGTAGCTGCTTTTTCAGATGCTGCTTCTCAGGCTGAGACGCACTTATTAACATTTAAGAATGAACTGGAGACAAATGAATATCTCAAGCAAGATTTCCCAGAACTATGCACACCTAAAATTGTCGGAAGCACTGGGCGTTCCCTTGCAGCAAACGCTTGGCGTATTATTCAGTCAAATGATTTTATATTCGACGCTAACGGTATTGATACTAACTCGCTTGGTAAGAAAGTCTTTGGTCAACGCCCTGATCTCATTATTCTTGATGATATCGAAAAGGGAGAGAAGAATTACTCGGAATATCAAGCTGGCCAACAGCGAAGAACAGTCTTTGACGACATTGCCCCAATGAATATCTATGCCCGCATGATTATTGTGGGTACCACCACTATGCCTAATTCTATGATGGATGAGTTCCGCAAATTTGGTGAAGGACAGCGTGGAAATGAATTACAATGGATTACAGACCAGAATGTACGTGTTCACTACTTCCCAGCCATTATGACAGCAGATGATGGCTCAGAACGCTCTGTATGGCCTGAGAAGTGGTCTATAGACTGGTTGCAAAGCCAAAGACACCTTCGTGACTTTGCTAAGAACTATATGAATAAGCCAGTTAATCTTGACGGGAACTTCTGGACATTTGAAGATATAATTATTGAGGATATGGAAGAGTATGGCAATACAATTATATCTATTGACCCAGCAGTAACAAAGAATAAAGTTTCTGACTACACAGGGATTGCTGTGTTGTCCAGAGTAGAAGATAAGGTCTATGTAAGAGATGCTTTTCAGCTGAAAGTATCTCCTTCTGAATTATCTGAAAGAATAGCCAGTCTGGTAGACGTTTATGATCCAGGAGTCATATATGTTGAAACAAACCAGGGTGGAGATCTATGGCAGGATGTATTTAAGGATATACCTGTTAAATATAGATCAATTAAGCAATCCGTTTCAAAGCAAGTCCGTGCAGGTAAGGCTTTGAATTACTATCAGCAAGGAAAAGTCAGACATACCGCTCATTTCCCTGCGTTGGAAGAACAAATGTGGTCCTTTCCAAAAGTATCACATGACGACGTACTTGATGCGGTAGTTTCAGGAATCCTGTATTTCCTAGACAATAAGGCACCAAAAGTGCTTGCAAGACAATTAAATTACTTAAGGAGATAAAATGTCAGACATTAAAAAGGCTTTTGACGCTATTACAGCGAAAACAGAAGAATACAACCGTGCTGATGCCTATTATGAGGGCACAAATAAAGAAGTATTTGCAAATCAGCGCTGGTTTAGAATGTTTAGATACGAAGGAAGCGATTTTAGATTTAATTTCTCTAAGACAGTCGTTGACTCAGTTCTAAATAGACTAGAAGTTGCTCAAATTCAGACAACATCTGAAGAAGCAGACAGATATATAAATCAGATTTGGGAACAAACAGATTTGAAGATCGATATGAATGAGATTCACCGTAAGGCTTTGGTCTATGGCGATTGCTATGCAATTGTTTGGCCAGACGCAAATGGTAACTTGGCTATTGATTACAATTCACCTCTACACACCACAATCGTTTATGATGAGGAAAACCCACGAGTTAAGTCATATGCAGCTAAAATGTGGCAGGTTACACTAGACGATAAGAAGATTATCAAGATGAACGTATATTATGCAGACCGTATTGAGAAATACGAGTCAATGGGTGATCTAGAGATCATTACACATACTCCAGACTTCATTTTGGTAGATACAATTCCAAATCCATGGAATGAAATCCCAGTATTTCATTTCCGTACAAATAAGCCATTCGGAAGATCAGAACATGCTGATGCGTATGGCCCACAAGATGCAATTAATAAGCTAATATCAACACACATGTATACAGTTGATTATCAGGGTGCACCACAGCGTTATGCATTATCTAATGGCGGAAACTCATCTGAATTTGATGATTTCTCTGCAGATGATACAGCAAGAGAGAATATTGGATCATTACAAAATGGTCCAGGACAACTCTGGTACTTGCAGGGCGTAGGATCTGTTGGACAATTCCCAGCAGCTGATCCAGATACATTTACAAAGCCAGTTCTTGAATTTGTTAATGCAATGGCAGCAATTACATCCACACCAACACACTACTTTACTAAGGGAAGCTATATTCCTTCAGGTGAAGCACTTCGTGTATCTGAAGCACCTCTTACAAAGAAGGTTCTTAATCGCCAATTAGCTTTTGGCTCATCATGGAGAGATTTATTTAAATTCATGATCAGAGTAGAAGGAATTCAGGCAGATGTTGAAATCATTTGGAAGAGCGCTGAAACAGTAGACTCAGTAGACAGTTGGGATATCGCAGTTCGTAAGAAGTCTGTTGGTATGCCACTAGAACAGATTCTCTTGGAGCTTGGATATGATGCAGAAATAGCAGCACAAGTTGCTGAAGCTTCTGCGGCTTCTACAGCCCCACAAACTGATTCAACAGAAGTAGCACTTCGTGGAACAGGTTTAAATTCAAACAATCTAGCTCTGCAACAGGCAGCAGCTGAAAGAAATGAACAGACAGGACAACAATGACAGAAGAAACTCAGTTAGATGGTACGTCAACTGAATCAGCAGATATAAAAGACCCAGTGGCAGTTTTGGCTGCCCTGGATCGTGCTAAGAAGGACGCAAAGCAATTCCGTGAAGAAAAGGAAGCGCTGGAAGCTGAACTTGATAAGTATAGAAATGAAAATGCTAAATATTCTGGCAAATTACTAAGAGAAAAGATAATGCAGGAATTGGCTGAGCTCAAGTTGGCTAATACCGAAAGATTATTCAAGTATCTTAAACTAGATGAACTATCATTTGATGAAGAATTGAATATAGTTGGTCTAGAGGATCAAATTAAGGGTATCAAAGAAGATTTCCCAGAATTATTTGATCCAAAACTATTAGTTGGTGGAAAAGCAGATTCTGCTGACTCAACACCAGTAGATAGAAAAATTTCAGCATCAGAACGTCAAGCTTTGGCGATTCTGGGTAGAAAATAGTATTGTTTTGCGGTATAATTTGGGTATGCAAGGCTCCAGATGGACGTTTGGGCTTGCGACCATAGATATATTGGACGATAGTCTATTTTCAACAGTTCAAATTAACTTAAATTAGGAGAAATAAACATGGCAAGAACAGATTTTACTGAAGCCAACGGTTATATTCTCGAAGAGCAGGGTTCTGCGGTCATTCAAGACCTTATTGCTAATTCAGCAGTAGAACGTTTTGCTCGTCGTGAAACAATGGCTTCTCGCACAAAGACTGTACCACGTTTCCTATCAGACGCTCCACAGGTAGTTGCAGAGGGTGGAACAATCCCAGAAGCATCAGCTACTCTAGATGAGATCGTATTGACAGCACGTAAGTACGCACAAATCATGCACGTATCAGAGGAAGATCTAAACGATAACCTCGTAGACGTGTTAACAGTTTACAAGAGAGAATGGGCAAGCCGCTGGGCTCGCAAATTCGACAACGCATGCCTTGGTGTAACAGCAGCAGGCGATGGAGATGACGGTCAGCCGTTCACATCTCTATACCGTGCAGTATCACCAGGATCTGCAGGTGCAAACCTAATCCAGACAGGTGGAGCTCTTTCTTATGATGATATCAACAATGCCCTAGGTATTGCTGAAGATTCATCAAAGTTTGATGCAGCTAATACTGTATGGATGGCTCACCCAAAGATGCTTAAGGAAATTCGTGGAATGATCAAGGGCAACAATGACCTAGTTCTTCCAGATCCACTAGCAGGAACACCAGGATCTCTATTTGGATATCCATTGGTAGTTTCATACGGTGCAGCAACTTCAGCAGCAGCAACAGATGCACCAGCAGGAAACGCACTACTTATCGTAGGTAACCGCAACATGCTTATCAACGGTATCCGTGGTGGCGTAGAGTCAGTTGTATCTCGTGATGCAGAATTTACTAAGGATGGAGTTCTTCTTAAGACACGTATTCGTCGTGGCTTTGCAGTTGCAGATGCTGACGCATTCGCAATCGTTGAGAAGACTTCAGCATAAGGGGGAATAGAATATGCCATCAAAGCTATACGGACAATTCCTAGCAAAGTCCCTCAATAAGGAGATCGATTGGGATTCAGATACCATCAAGGTAGCTCTTCTAACATCTTCTTACACACCTAACCAAGATACTCACGATTATTTCGATGATGTATCTGCAAACGAAGTATCTGGAACAGGCTACACAGCTGGTGGACAGACACTTGGAAGCAAGACAGTAAGCTATGACTCAGCAAACAACGTAATCGTTTTGGATGCTGCAGATGTTACATGGTCTTCTTCAACAATCACTGCTCGTTACGCAGTAGTCTACAATGACTCAGGCGCAACAGCAGGAACAAAAGCATTGATTGGATATGTAGACTTTTCTTCAGATCAGTCTTCAACCAACGGTAACTTTACAATTACATGGGATGCGACAGGTATTGTCCGCATTACAGTAGCGTAAGGTAATCAAATGGATGTAAGGGTAGAAGCGGGACCACTAACAGCAGGCGCTGTAATGGTGGAGTCAAAGACAGTTGTTGAGCTTGCCTCAAATGTTGTCATTATTGCTCCAACTGTATCTCGCTTCTCCCTTGCTCCTGTAATTTCAGTAGGCGGAAATAGTATTTCATCAATTAACCCAGAAGCTTTCAAGAAGGAGATTCTGGCTGTAGCTTAGGCTCCAGCCATTTTTTATTATGGCATCAAAATTACACAATGTAACTAGAACATATGGCAGAGCTCGTGTCATGGAAATGAGCGAGGCATATTCAACATCTCCAACTCGTTTAGGAACATCTTCAAATGGTACCTGGACAGATAATTCAGCAAACTCAGCAGTTGCTGGATATATCTCAACTGACGGACCTGCAGGTGGAGCAGGATGCTGGGAATTTGAAACAACAACATCAACGACAACACAAGAATATTTTTTAGTAACATCAAGCATAGAGACAACTGAAGGAACAGAATTAGCGGATGAAGATTGGGGCCTAGGTTTTTGGTTTAAAATCGTAGGAGAAATTCCAGATACTACATCTGTAAACGCAATTAGATTATTTACAGCAACTCCAACTGGTGTTGGAGTAACAGTTCAAGTTCGTGGAAAACAAGCATCTACAAATGCTTCAGAACTATCTGTAACTGCTGGATCAACAGTTTATTCTGGATCTGTACTTACTACTGGAGTATGGCATTATTTTGCCGTAAGAAGAGTAGGAAGTACTGGAAGCAATATGTTTGCATATTTAGACGGAACACAATTTGCAAACTGGTCAAATACTACGACAACAGGTACATTGACAGCATATGGATTTAATCAAACAACAGCAAATACTGCTACAGCTACATGGCGTGTATCTAATCTTCATGTAGGATCATCCACCCAATTAGATGCAGCAGCTATTTCAAATATTTGGAGCATAGGAAACACAACACCATCAAGTCTTGAAAAAGAAATTGGTAAATATGCTGTTGAGAGATCAATTGAAATGTCTGATACGCCAGACACTACACCTCAAATAACTGGATCAAGTGCTTATGGAACATATGCTACTTTTAATTCAGTTGCATTAAATACATCAGATGGTCCACTTGGTGGAAATGATTCTTGGGATTTTCCTGTAACAACAAGTAGCGCTACTGCTGCAAGATATACACTTTCAAATGCTAATGATTTTGATACTTTTTCTGATGAAGATTATACATTAGGATTTTGGCTTAAGTTTCCAAATGTTATTCCAGGTTCAAATCCAGAAGCATATAATATTATACAAGTTCCTGCCACAAATGGAAACGGTTTTGATATCACACTAACAGGATCAAGTAATACTAATGCTCCTGGCACTGGAACAAAATTAGTTTTAAGAAATTTTGGTGTAGCAACAAGTGTTGTATATTCACCAGTACTGACAGCCAATACTTGGTACTATGTAGCAATCAGAAGAACTGGAAGTAGCGGAACAAATTATTCTTGGTATTTAAATGGCAGTTTAATTTCATCATTTTCAAATACTTCTGTCGGAACAGCTTCTGGACAAATTATAATTGGTGCCTGGCAAAATCCAGGAACTTCTGGTTTGTTTAGAATGTCTAATCTACACTGGGCATCATCAGCAACACTTACACCAACAGAGATTGGATTAATTCATACCGCTGGCGCTAGTTCTCCTGCAACAAATATAAATTATACAGATACATCTGGAGCAATAGCGTCTGCAGATATTCCAATGCCAACACATACAGCAGAAACTGTAATAAATGTAATATATACATCTGATGTTCTTGGCACAGCCTCTGCCCTTCTGGTAGATCCTGCAATATCTATTAATACAAATCTTGATGGATTTGGAGTAGCAGAAGCATCTGCTCTTGCAGTAGATCCTGTTATAACAACTACTAGATCTGTAAATTATTCAGCAGATCCATCTACAACATCTGCAACATCTCCTAATGCCACAGTTGCAGCACAGAAATTTGTAAACGTATCCGCTGATCCAGCAACAGCATCAGTCTTGCTTTCATCTAATGTGTTCTATGGAGAATCTATCCAAGACACATCTTATGTATTACAGATTAGAAGCATAGCTAGTGCTAATTCTAATAATACTAGCGGCAACAGTGGATTTATTATTGGAACACAATCTGATGGGAATCCAGATGTTATTACTAATAGAGAAGCAGTGGCGATTAAAGCTAATAACGGATTCCCTGCATATAATAAGTTAATTAAAGCAAAAATTAATTCTGCACATGTTACTGCAACAACTTTAGGTGGCGATCTAAATGCAAATACATTTAATGTTTATGTTTTAACAGCAGACCCAACATCAGGAACTTTTACTACAGCTCCATACTCTAGTTTTACGCCAGTTCGTGAATATCTATATACTACAAGACTTCTAGATGACTCATCTTCAAATCAGCAATACCTTGATTTAACACCAGCCTTTGCTGACAGTAGAGCTGCATCTTATGGAATAATGATTGAGCATGTTCATACAGAAACAAGTAGCATTGGCACAGTTTACGACAGAACAGAATTTACTGGAACAAATTTAAATAATCAGCTACTATATGTTCTTAGTTCTGATATTATTAATAAAAATATTAACGCTGATATTATTACAGCTAGTGGCACGTTTGTAGATCCAACGGTTGATGCTCAGAAGTTTGTAAATGTAGAAGACGGTGTCGCAACAGTATCTGCTCTTATAGTTCAACCATCAGTTGGTCTATCAGTAGGATATATTTCAGACCCATCTACCGCCTCAGCCTTAGCGGTACAACCTACATTCTCTAGAACTGTAGAATATCCTCATGCTCACGCAGAAGCATTTGGAGCAATGCCAAATGTCCAAGTATTTGCATTTGGAACAGTTACATATAATGCATCAGTAATGACTGCATCAGCATTATTCCATGATCCACAGACTCAAATTGGTGAGAATAATACGGTGGCATCTATGGATGGATCAGCATTATTTGTAGATCCAATGCTACTTCTATCACGTTCTGTGGCCGCAATGACTACAACTGCTTCTACATTAATGGTAGATCCAGCAGTTAGTACACAGCTTTTAGGTGCAATTACTGCTTCACCAATGATAGCAGGAGCAATGTCTCCAAATCCACCAGCATATCTAAATCTATTCTCAGATCGCTGGTATTCAACACTTTATGCACAACATTCAGTTCGTCATGGTTTGCCAACAGGATTTGGCGGAGCCTTCTTAAAACTATTTGAAGATCAGAATACTGATATTACTCAAAGCACTCCAAATACAGCTCAGTCACAGGATGTATTTAATGGAGAACCAACATTACGTCAATTAAGAAATAACGTTACATGGGGAATTGCAAATAATACTGGCCCAGAAAATGATATTAGAAAAGTTGTTGCAACGGCAATTACTGATTATTCTTCTGCATCTAATGAGTCTAGAATGTCTGTTGGTTATTTTGATAACTGGAACAGAAAAGCAATTAGACTACAGAATATTGGCTTCAGAGCAAAGAGTGGTCTAAGCAGTTCTAAGTCTGATTTTTCAATGGAATTTAGCATTAAGACAACAAAGGCTAATCAAATTATCTCCTATGGAGAATGGTCATCTCCAACTAGCTCTAGCAGTGTAAAGACAACCTATAATTTAGTAAATGGAAGAGTAAACTATATGACTTATAATGCATTTGAGGTTCTTCACCCAAATAGCGTTAAGCCTTATTCAGAGTCATCTTGGGCACAAAGATTCCGTGGACAACTTACTGGAAATAAACAAATTAACGATGGTCAATGGCACCATGTTGTAATTCAATTTGTTGAAGGACCAGAGATGGATGGAATTGCTGGGCGTTTCCAGATCTGGATTGATGGAGAACTAGATATTCAGCGCTTTGATCAGCAGGTATATGATCCTGATTTTATGGGTTCAAATATCGAAGATGCTACATTTGCTCCTGATTTCTACACATCAGTATGGTCTATTGATGCACCAGGAACTGTATCTGAAAGAGATATAGACCTGCACTACTTTGACTTTATAAAGTACCAGCCAATTTTAGCAGAGCCTATGACTGCAAGTCTAACCATGACTTCAGAAAACTCTGGACGAGGAAACCGTGGTCGTGCATTAATGCTTTACTGGTGGCCAACATCTTCTGGTCAAAATAAGAATTTTATTACATCAAGATTTGATAGTCCAACATATTCTGGTGGTGGCGAGTTTGATATTAATATGTCTGCTCAAGAATTAGAAACAATTGATTTTATTGGTAATCCGCCTCAACAATATTATGGTTGGGATGTATTCCCAGTAGATGTTAATGGATACTTCGTATCAGATCTTGTAAAAGAACAAGCATATGGTGGAGCTCAAAATATTATTGAAACTGACCTTGGTGGTGGAGTAGATGTATTTGGTGGTCCAAGACCTAAGTTTAAAGCAAACCGTCGTGGATATTTCAGAAACACCATTGATGATACACGTAGATATATAGATCTAGTTAATGATATTGACCTATCTCAATTTGATGCTATATTCTTTAAAAATTATCCAGATCAATCAAATGAAGTAGATGCCTTCGCTAAAAATGAAATTGTTGATCCATATTTTAATATTAGAGAAACAAGAATTTACGAAGATTTTATCAAATCTCTAAGAGCGGCTGTTGATACTGGTATTTCCTTGATGGTTAATAACCCACAACTTGCTCTTGATCTAAAGATTATCGATAGAATTGAAGTTGTGCCAGATCTTACTGATGGCACTGGATATTACTCAGATCCATATACACCAACACTTCTTCCGACTGATGCGGCAGGATTGACAGTTGGAACTGGAAATACAACTAATATATGGACAGATACCTATAGAAATAACAGATTAAAAGTTCTAAACACATTAGACAGATTAACAAATTATAGAACTTTAACCTATGTAGATGCTGCATACTGGAACAATGATGATACATTAAATTATGGTGGCCCAAGTAAACCATTTAGAGGATATCAATATAAGGAAAATGGACTTGCTGTTGGAGACGAATTCTTTATATCAACATTCTATTTTGGAAATGTTCCTAATGGTGGCGGAAGTATTCCAAAAAATTATCTTGCAACACCTATTCAAAATATAAAAGCTGGAACACCAATAACAGCTTTTGCAAACCAATATCGTCAAGGTACTAATCTTATAGATAATCCATATAAGGATTATGTAACTTCTATTGCCATTAAGCCAGGAGATGTTCTTGATGGTCGCCAGGTAGGTGGAAAGATATGGGTTAACTTTACTGATCCAATTAGTCAAGAAAATGAATATGTCACTATTGACTCAATACACACAGACTGGATTAATCGTGCATATAATGAAGGAAGTATTACTTTAGAAAAAAGAAATCAACTTCTTGCTCAGCCAGACTTGCTAGAAACACAGTTAAGTCAGGGAAGAATAACACAATCTGAATATAATAAGCTAAGTAGATGGCATTCAAATGGAATGTATATATTAACTCAAACAGAGCCGATTAATGAAGAAGTTGTAAGTAAACCATCACGAGAAGGTGTTCCAGAAAAGGTTTTATCAAGAAAATTTAATAAGGATGGAGTTCCATCGACACAAGTTACATATGTAACTGGACCACAGTTCTTCTCATTTAAATATGCCAGAAAATATGAGCAGTTAACATTTGCAGCCGACTCAATGAACACTCGTGGTCTAAGATGGCTTAGCAGTAGAGTTGCTGCAGTTGGACAGAATCAAGCACATACTGCAATGCCAGCATCTGCAGCAATGGTTCAGCCAACAATCATAGCAGTAAGAGATGTATCTGAGAATGCCCCAGCAATGATAGCAAATGCTATACATCTTGATCCTGTAGGATTTGCTGGTGCAAATAGAAACATTCTATCTCTTCCAATGGCTGCAACTGCATTGATAACTCAGCCAGTAAGAATTGTTTCAGCAGCCCCTATGACAGCTACTGCAAACACTAGACAAGACATAGTCATAAGAACAACAGCACAGGATCAGGTTGTTGTTTATGTATTACATGAAGATCCAATACTATATCTAAGAGAGGATATTATAAAATGATTAGTCAATACTGGATTGGTCAGATACCAGCAAGGCCTCTTTCCATTTTAGTTAAAAACCAGGACGGTTCGGATTTTAATCTCTCTGGATACACAACTATTAATGTAAAGATGCTTGATACTGACAATAAGGAAGTGCTTTTAACAGGTTCAACCGTCGATTCAAACGCAAAACAATTTGGGCAGATAAGATTTATCTTTCCTACAGATAGATCTCTTTTTACTAAAAAGGGAGACTATGTTCTACAACTTGAGCTACTTGGCTCAGATAGATTAGATTACACAACAACGCATGTGCTTAGAGTACGTGAGTTAGGAAGGGTGGCTAGATAATGTTTAGTACAGTAAATAGCGTACAAGAATACACAGGGTACGAAGTAAGCCTTGATCTTATTAAAAGAGCACAGGGCATCATAGAAGTATTTATTGGAAGAGATGAGATAGATATTGATAGCCCATCTGACCTATTACTTCTAGACAAAATGACTGCTTATCAGGCAGCTTACATGCTTGAGAATGAAGATCTTGTATTTAAACAAATAGCCTCACCATCTTTAAATCTTGGCGGTTCTATCCAAAGCTTTGATACTAAGATGATGGCTCCATTTATGGCACCACTAGCTGTTATAGCTTCAAATGGGTTATCATTCCATAAGACTCGCTCATATAAAACTGGAAAGATATTTAGCTGGCCAGCCTTTCTTGATGAGGATGGAAACAGATCAAGGTGGAGAAGTAACTAATGAAGCCAGCCTTAACAAAAAGTTATCCATTTACAGGAGAATTATATGGCTACAGACTTATTACAAGTGCTGATGGCACAGTCACAACTAGAGAATATGATATTGTGCCAACAGAAGTATTACTATCTTTATCTGTAAATTTACTTGGCGATTTGGTTATAGAGTCTCAAAGCAAAATGCAAATAAATGCATACCTAGAAAATATTGTTGACCGTAATGGTGAACAAATATATCAGGACGGCGTTTGGGAAATATATCAGACTGCTCCATTGCTATCTGCTTTGGGAACTAAGGAAGGATTTAGATATAGGGCCAGATTAATTGATGGACAGATCTAATGCCATCATATTCTTTTGATGTTACTGACAAATGCGTAAAATTTATGCAAATGTCTATAAAAGATATGCCTGGTAATTCTGGGCAAGAAGTTTTAGTAGAAGATTTAGACTATTCTGGATGTAGATTTTTAGTTGTTGTAGAAGTTGATGAAAACTCTATAACTATAAAATGCGAAGGAATTGTTAGAATAAGATCAAATCATCCAGAAGCTATAGAAATAATTATGGAAACGGCAGAACAACAGGGTGAATTAATAGCAAGACAAGCAGAAATACCAGGACCATGGAGTTTAGTAGATGCAAATACGACTGGAAACTGGAAAATAGTAGGATTGGATTCGGAGTGGTTTTTATGATTGAAATATTCGTAGGAGCTTTAATATCAGCCTTGGCTTTAATTGGATACATTGAAGTAAGGATTGGACGAGAAATGAGACCTAACCAT